GGTGGCGGCGGCGGTGGTGCCAACGGCGGCTCCTCCACGGCTGGCACTGCATCACCGGGCGCGCCGGGCGGTGATGGTGGCGACGGTAATTCGGGCACGGGCGGCGGCACTGGCGGCCCAACAACTAACGTTAGCGGAACGGCTGGCACAGACGGCGGTGGCGGCGGCGGCGGGGCTCAGAACAATGGCTTGGGCGCGGCTGGCGGAATGGAAGCCGTCTGGACGCAAACGTCCGACTCTGAGACGGCAGGCCCGGCTGGTGGCTCTGGCGGCAGCAGCAGAAACGGCGACGGCGTAAATGGAGCCAACTACGGCGCTGGAGCCGGAGGCGCCGGTGAGGATGGTTCGGCTGGCGCCACAGGCGGTGCCGGAATTATCGTCATCACGTATACGCCAGCGGTCAGCCTCACGGCTGAAGGCGGATCGTACACCCTCACTGGCCAAAATGTATCGCTAGAGGTCGGGCACAATCTCGCTGTTGGTCACGGCACATATGCGCTCACAGGCCAAGATGTCAGCTTGGAGCGTGGGCTTAATCTTGCGGTCGAAACCGGCTCTTACAGCCTCACCGGCCAGGATGTCACGCTCACCTACACGCCAGCCGACAACCCGACCCTCACGGTTGAGCATGGAACCTACACATTAACCGGCCAAGCGGTTTCCCTGGAGGTGGGCCGCAATCTCGCTGCCGAGCACGGCAGTTACACCCTCACAGGTCAAGCGGTCAGTTTCCTGCGGGATTTGGTTCTGGCAGCGGAGCCAGGCACCTACACGCTCTCAGGACAAGACGCCGCCCTGCTCATTGGGCACCTGCTAACAGCGGAGCACGGAACCTACACGCTTTCAGGCCAAGACGTTACCCTCGCCAAGGGACGCACGCTTGCTGCTGAGTTTGGAAGCTACGCCCTGACCGGCCAATCTGTCGGTCTCTATCATGGGTATCCACTAACCGCAGAGTTCGGGTCTTATGTCCTGTCGGGACAGGATGTTGACCTCAGCCGCACGTTCAGCGGCCTCACAGCCGAGTATGGGTCTTACGTTCTCACCGGCCAGTCCGTAAACCTGGAGCATGGCCGAGCCCTCGCGGCTGAGTATGGCGCATACACCCTCACGGGCCAGGACATCGCCTTCCTGCGTTCTTTGAGGCTTGATGCTGAGTACGGCAGTTACGTCCTCACAGGCCAGGATGTCATTCTCGGCAATGTGCTGTCGCTGGGCGCGGAAGCCGGGATTTATGTCCTCACGGGTCAGGATATCTTATTCTCGATTGTGAGGCGTGGGCTTGTTGCAACCCAGGGCGGTGCAGCACGATTTAACGCCGCTTCAGGCGGCTCGCCCCGTCTTCTCTCGTCAACAGGCGGAAGCCCAAGGATCACAGTGCAATGACCCTGACCCCCGGCAAAATCTGGCCAGGAACCCCCGTCAGGCTCACCAATGCCTATACGGACAGCGCAGGCGATGCTGTCGATCCGACGACCGTCACCATCAAGATACAGGACCCTGGGGGCAATGAATCCTCCTACGTCTATGGAACCGACACTGAAATGGGCCGGTCTTCAGCAGGAAACTACTACGCCGACATAACCCCGGACAAAGGGGGTAGGTGGTTCTATCGCTGGATCACCACAGGATCAGGAACAACGATCGCCAATGAGGGAGACTTCCTCGTTCAAAGATCCCCGTTCGTGGATGATCTGGAGCCGAACTATTACCGGCGATAGTTTGAATTATCATCCTGAGTTGAAACAGAAACCTTGAAAAACTGAAAAACGACCATGCCAGAGTTGAAAAGGAAGAGAGCGGGCGGCGCAAGAGCCGGAGCCGGAAGGAAAAAGGGCGGCGAGAACCTTGCGACAAAGGTCCGCAAGGAAGCTGTGCGTGAGGCGGTAGAAGAAGCCAAAGCCGAGGGTATCACCCCGCTTGAATACATGCTTCGGGTCATGCGCGATGAGAATGCAGACGACAAGCGCCGCGATGCTATGGCCGCTGCTGCCGCGTCCTACATGCACCCACGCTTGAGCAACACCACAGTGAACATCAACAAAAAGCGTACTGTTGAGGAAGTGAGCACGGATGACCTCATCTCTGCCATTCAGCAAAGCGGAGATAGCAGCCGAGCTGCTGCGGAGAAAGCGCGCAACGGAAGGCTTGATCGAGTTCACTGAGTTCACCTTCCCGCGTTACCGTACCGCCGAACATCACCGCAAAATCGCCCATCACCTGGAGCGTGTTATCAAGGGCGAATGTAAGCGGCTCATGCTGCTACTCCCGCCCCGGCACGGCAAATCAGAGCTGGCTTCAAAAAGGTTCCCGGCCCTTGCACTGGGCTGGAGGCCGGAATTGCAGTTCATCAGCGCGTCCGCAACCAGCGGCTTGGCCGAAGACTTTGGCCGTGATGTCCGCAATATCATATCATCGCCTGAGTATGCCAATCTGTTCCCGCGCACCGAATTAGCGCAGGACAGCCAGGCCAAAGGCAAATGGAACACCTCGGCAGGGGGGATTTACTACGCGGTTGGTGTTGGCGGTGCAGTTATTGGCCGTGGTGCTGATATCTTCCTGATCGATGACCCTTATGCCTCAATGGCCGATGCTCAATCTGAGACGACACGTAAGAACGTCTATGAGTGGTATACGGGCACAGTCTACAACCGCCTTCAACCGGGCGGTGCGATTGTTCTCATCAATCACCGGATGCACGAAGCGGACCTGACAGGATCGTTGCTTGCCCAAGCTGCTGCGGGCGGTGACGAGTGGGACGTGGTTGAGATGCCCGCGATCGATACGGATGGCGAGGCGTTATGGTCCGACGCCTATCCGATCGAAACGCTGGAGAACATCAAACGCAACACCATCCCGCGTTTCTGGTCTGCGCTGTATCAGCAGAACCCAGTGCCGGACGATGGCGACTACTTCAAGAAAGACTGGTTCAAGTGGTACACGGAAGCGCCCAAGCACCTGAGAACCTACGGCGCGTCTGACTATGCGGTGACGGCACAGGGCGGTGACTACACGGTTCACGCCGTTGTTGGCATCGATCCTGATGACAATCTGTACGTCTTGGACATCTGGCGGTCGCAGTCAGAATCCCACATCTGGGTAGAGGCATTCATTGACCTTGTGGCCAAGTGGCGCCCCCTGAATTGGGCGGAAGAGCAAGGCCAGATCATCAAGTCGCTTGGTCCGTTTATCGACAAGCGCATGAGAGAGCGCCGCGTCTACTGTCGGCGTGAACAAGTGACATCTGCGGCAGACAAGCCAACCCGTTCGCGGTCATTCCAGGCCCGCGCAGCTATGGGCAAGGTCTATCTGCCGCAAGCTGCGCCGTGGGTTCCTGATTTGCTTGCTGAGATGGTGGCATTCCCCGCTGGCAAGCATGACGATCAAGTTGACACGCTCGGGCTCGTTGGCCGCCTGCTTGACCAGATGGTCGGGGGCCGCGCCCCGCGTCCTGACAAACCGGAAAAGAACAAATGGCAGATGGCATTCGAGCGCAGGCACAGGGAGGGCCTCAACAGGGGCGGCTCTTGGAAGGCGGCATGAAAGGCGACACATTCGACCTTGCGCTTGCTGTGCAGCGTGTCGAGGATTGGGAAGAGACAACATCCGAAGCGGTTCAACTGGCAGAGCGGGACCGGGACTATTACGACAACAAGCAGCTCACAGCCGAGGAAAAGAAAGTCCTCAACGATCGCGGTCAGCCTGACATTGTGTTCAACAAGATCCGGTCGAAGATCAACTACCTGCTCGGCCTGGAGATCAATGCGCGCACAGATCCCAAGGGGATGCCGCGCAATCCTCAAGATGAGGACGCCGCCGAAGCCTGCACCGATGCGCTTCGCTATGTGGAAGACGCAACACAGCTCGATCAGAAGTTCTCCGCTGGCTGGGAAAACCTGCTCATTGAGGGCTACGAAGGGATTGAGCTAACGGTTGACGAGCAGACAGGCGAGATCGGTGCTGTCGATTGGCCTTGGGACAGGCTTTTTTACGATCCGCACTCACGCAAGCCGGACTTTTCTGACGCCCGCTATCTTGGCGGCATCGTCTGGATGGACGCTGAACAAGCCAATGAGATGTACCCAGGCGGCAAGGAAGCGATCGACGCCACCACAACCGACGACAGCGGGCGCGCGCACGACGACCGGCCTAAGTGGAAGGTCTGGTCTTCCGGGTCCAAGCGTAAGCGCGTCAAGATTGTGCAAATGTACTACATCCACGGCGGCCAATGGTATTGGTGCCACTTCACCAAGGGCGGCAAGCTGTCCGGTGGTCCTGTTCCCTTCGTGGACCGTGAGGGGATGAGTTGGTGCCCGCTGTTCATGCAGTCGGCTTATGTTGACCGCAACAACAACCGTTATGGCGAAGTACGTCCGATGATCTCGCCTCAGGATGAGATCAATAAGCGCCGCTCCAAGGCCCTGCATCTGCTCACCATGCGCCAAACCAAGGCCGAGCGCGGTGCCGTTGACGACGTTGACCTGATGAAGCAAGAGCTGGCCAAGCCAGATGGCCACATTGAGGTCAACCCAGGCTTTGATTTCGAGGTGCTGCAAACATCGGATCTGGCGGCTGGCAATATCGAGCTGATGAATCAGGCGCTCATTCACATGCAGGCCGAAGGGCCGAATGCGGCACTGATGGGCAAGGATTCAAACGCCCCGTCTGGCAAAGCCATCCTCGCCAACCAATCGGGCGGGCAGACCGAGGTTACGCCGCTGATCGACCGGCATATGTCGCTCAAGCTCCGGGTGTTCAAGGGTATCTGGCACCTCATACGCCAGTACAAGAAAGAGGAATGGTGGGTTCGCGTTACCGACAATGAGGACAATGTGAAGTTTGTCGGCTTCAACAGGCCCGTAACGTTCCGTGAAGAGGCGTTGAAGCGACTGACGGCCCAGGGTGTCGAGCCCGGTCAGGCGCAGATGATGATGGCCGAGCTTGAACAAGACCCGATGCGCGCACCGATGCTTGATCAGGT